AGTACGGCCTGTTTAGTAATTTCAAAAGCCTTTTCCTGTGCTTCAGCATCAAACTTACCTTCCTTTTTCAAGGCTTCTACATAAGTCTGATTTGTTGCAATAACGCACTGAATGATTGTATCAGAAATCAAGTCTGTATACTTGTTCTGCTCAATCTCTGCGGTCTTGGCCTTGATCCACGTAACGATGTAGCCTGTGAGCACCGCAAGAAGAGGTACAATACACAATTCAAAAATCTGCTGAATAAGTTCCATTTTGTCCATAAATCCTTTTCCTCCTTAATAAATTCTATCAATAATCTTAGTAGCGGTAACATTCATCATACCGTTATAAGCTAAATTGATTGACATTCTTGTAGCCAAGTAGGAGCCATTTATGCCACTCTTGGTATCTTTTATATAAATCTTTGAATTAGGTTCTAAAGTATAAATTGGTAAACAGTTAAGTGTTACAGATTCATTACAACAAGCCTTATTATAAATCATAGAGTCAATTTCTTCTTTTGCGGACTTGCCCTGTACGCTCAACGTGAACGCGGCCATAATGTCCTCATTAAGTGGTAAGATGGTATAACCACCTTCGTTTTGTTCCCTTAACTTTGCTATTTCTTCTTTATCAGTATTAGAAACAAAAATAACATTAGGTACATCTCTATAATAAACCGCTTTAACAGCAGTATCTTTTTTCGGTGCTTGTCTTAAACCAATATTTCTAACTGCATATTTTGACAAATCACTATTCTTTTCTGCATCAATAAAGTCAAACCAAAAAACTAATTCTTCGGGTTTATTGATTACAGTTTTATTCCAATATCTAAATTCATCTAGCACTCCTGTATAATATTCTTCTGTATAATAGAAGTAAGATATAGTTGGATCATAAGTTCCACGAGGAGACATTATTGGTTTATAAAGATTTCTTTTATTAGCATTAAAATCTAATTCATTTGTAATATTGGCATATACGAATGTGGTTTTATCTTCATTAGCGTAATAATAATTTGCACTATAATCATATAATGCCATAGCCTGATTTTCAAAATAAAATAACTTTCCAATTTCTCTATCATGAGCTTCAGAAGAATTTATTGTATAAGCTGGAGTATATGAACCATGATAGTCAGGGTTATAAAGTAATCTCCAAAAACCTTCCAAATCAACATAATATTGTTCATAACCAGTGATACCGCCTTCGAATTCTGGATTATTCTTTGCGATCTCTGGAAGAAGCTCATCTATATAATTGAACTCAGCATCTGGAGTAGTAGCATCGTGCATATGCTTTCTATAATCCAAAGCCATTTGATAAATCAGTTCACGCCAATCCCTAACTTTACCAATTTGTTTATCAGGACCTTCGTAGTCTTCGGTAATATAAACAACTTGATTTATCCACTTTTGATCGCTTGTAGTGTCAGGATTTCTTTCACCGACAGTTTTATATCTTTTTGGTTTTATATCAATTGCATATCTACAATGTACTGGTATCTTTGTACTACCAGAACTACTCTTCTTTTCACCCCAAACTGTAAAATCATTTTTTACATTTGAAATAGCGGGTGTATTTGACATTGAAGTTACAATCTGATTTTCATCAAAACTATAAGCATAATTGTCTTTATATAAATCTACATATCGTTCTGTATTGTCAGCATTAAGTGAACTTAACTGATTCCAAGGATGTTGTAAACTAATTTCTTTTCTTTGAAATACAAATTGTCCATCAAGATTATAGAAGTATTCATAATCACCAAGCATATTCTTAATCTTATCAAGAACAGAAGTAATTGACTCTCCTACATTTGCAATCAAGTCACCAGCATAAACCAAATCGGTTGTTCTGTAACCAATGGTCTCGCCTTCTTCAGCTTTTATACAACTATAAACTCTATTAACTTCTGTTCCAGGTATTACTTCTTTTATTTCTGCACTACCCTCAGGAGGAAGACACTCCCAAGTGGTGAAGTAAGTTGGTTCATAAACCGTATCTGAAATAGAACTTGTTAAATCAAATTTAAAGCTTTCGTCGTTAAATTGTACAGGTACCAATCCACCTTGAGGGACGTAATACTTTCCATCTTCATCACTTTTGACTACCTGATAAAAAGTACCTTGTTCTGCATTTAAAGTAAATTGAGTAATAACATCAGCCTTAATATCTTTAATAAGATACATTGGTTTAGAATAATTATATTGTAACAACTCAAGACCACTATCAGAAAGGTCATTGATTATAATATTTTGAAATGGCTCTTTTGCGAACTCATGAACTGCCTCTCGAATAATATTCTCTAACAAATATTTCTCAATGGTAGTCTCACCATTTGCATCTGTAATCTCAATAGAGCCAAAGTCCCAAGTGAGAGAATATACAGAACCACCTAAATCACCATTCAACATAGCCATCTTATCTTTGCCGCTAATGGAAATACTTGATGAAGTAGTTGAATGATTTATGTTAAATGAAGTAATAAAATAAATTCCCATTGGGAACCAAATTATATCTCCATAGTTTGCATAAGGTTTAAATCCTCTTTCAGAAGTAATATCTTTGAGAACATTTTTTAAACCAACTTCCAATTTAAATTTAGAGTTCAATGCCCACATGTACGAGTTAGCTTCATCTAATTCGGTTACAACAGATAATGAGCACGTGCGGCGAACCGCAGAGGTACCATCAAGATTAACAGTACCTTGCGTAACCTTTCCGCTAAAATCTTCAACTGGTAATTCATCGAGAGTTAGCAAAGTAACTTTTGCATAAACTTCTCTCTCACGAGCTTCATATAATTGAGTAAGGAAGTCATTATCAAGTAATGGATTAACAGCCATAACTTATCCCTCCTCTACTAAATTATATTTTATTAAATTTTCTCTTGTATCTTTATCCATCTCGTATGAAGTGGTTGTAAACGAATAAATCATACGACCAGTAGTGTCATTAGGGGTAAATGAAGGATTCAAGAGTTTAATTATATAATTACCCTCAGTTATTGATCTAAAATACTTTGGCTCACCATTTGTAAGCCAATTCATTACTGCAGTTCTAAATACTCTCTCTTTATAGATATTTTCATTAGTTGTAGCAGTAGAAGAAATCTGAGGGTCATTATGAGTATTATTTGTTTCTTTTCTAAAACTTTCTACTTCTGATGGGAATACATGGAACAAATCTTGTTCATCCATAAGATAAGAAACAAGACCTCCAAAATCAATCTGCTTATATTTTGCATTACCATTCTTACTAAATATAGGAAACTCACCACCAAGAGTGTCAGTTTTAGCTTCAAATGTAATAATCTTAAATGTATTAATCTTTGGGTTAAATCTGATTTTAAGTTGTCTTTCTTTATCACTTATAAACATGTCTTCAAAATGAGCAACTTGCGGCGTTGCTAATTTTCTCTCACTGGTTGGGATCAAGATGTCCTGAGCCTCTGCCTGTAATGCATAAGTATATTCAACACCATCTTCGATAGTGAAATCATAATAGGTATCAGATAAGTGATACTGTTTACTGAGTAAATCCCACTCTTGAGTTTTGGAAGAATATCTCCATAAAATATAAGTATCATCAGATAAATCTTCACCAGAAACACTAATTGTAAAATATCCATTATCATAATTTCTTACAACATTTATTGTACAAGTTTCTGGGAAAGCGGGAAGAGTATCAAATACTATTGTCTCTTCTGCTGTTAAAACTTTTTTATTAACTGTTGTAACAGTAAATCTTACAGTATAGTTTTTAGAAGAATCTAAATCTTTGGTGATTATATAACGCTCATAATCTACATTTATATTTGTATGTAACTGTTCTTCGGTTGTATCTATAATACCAACATTTTCTTCAATAAGATCAAACTGATATGAATACCATTTTTCAGTTGGATCTAATGGATTGGGCATATATATGCCATCATACTCAGGGTAGGCAACCGCATACTCAACCTCAGGTTGAGCAACTCCATAAAAAGGTTCAGCGGTAAATTTAATTACGCCAACACTTGAATAATATCCAACTATTGAATCATTATTAGAAACATAAGCTAACTGTATTTTATAATACTGGCCTATATTTAATTTCTGATATATTGAATTACCCGCTCCCTCATCAAGAGCTCTTAATTCTGGAATATTTATTATAGCACTTGTGCCCTCAACAGTTATTAAACTTTTATTAATTCTAACATCTCCCAATTCAACACCACCAATGGTCTTAAACTTTAATCTCATTGCACTAATATCAGCTAATGCAACAGAACGATTCATAACGAAAGGAATATCCAATGGCACTTGTGTTTGTACTGGATTAGTATTAGGTATAGTAATCTCAAAAAAGCAAGGGATTATTCCTTCCAAAATTGGCGGATTTAATTTTGCCATTTATTATTCCTCCTTTATCATAAATTCAATTATATCTAATTGCTCAACAGATAGACTTATGTCTCCAAAATCTTCTAAAGAAACTTGATAGAAAGAAACTTCTTGTTCTAATTTTGACAATTCAGCTAATTCAGCATTGGCTTCACTTTCAATAATATAACCATTTGAGTCAACGTGTTTAGAACAAATTTCTTCTTTCATTTCATCTATCTGTCTACCCAATTCAATAAAATACTTTTTATTCTTTGTAAAATAAAAACCAACTTTAACGGGGAGGTTAATCTCCCCGTTAAAAAAGTTGGAAAAACCCAAAGCGATAGCATAAACTTCGCTATTCTTCATTTTAACTGTCTTTTTATTCATACTCCATTATCTCCTTAAGGATTGAAGACTATTGGGTCTTCTTCTACTTCTATTTCCTCTGGTTCGGGTGTTGGAACAACCGCTCCAATTACATAATATGTTTGAGTTGTATGTGTTGTAGGATCTGCTGCTTTAATTTGAATTACATTCATTGTAACTCCATTTATTGTTACTTGAGCAGGAGGCCCACTTTGCATATCGGTTAAAGTTAATTGTGTAGCAGATACGATACCAACTGGATTAACATTAAATACTGTTGTAGCAGAACTTGATGATTGCTTTATAGCAATTGTATTACTTATACAAGTAATAGCACCAGAAGTAATGGAATCTGCATCAATATGTCCTAACTTCGCAGTACCATCATGTTGAATATAGAAATCATGATTTGCTCCTAATTCAATTACTTTATCAGTTGTTTGTAAAGTAGTATCAAAAGAAAGTTTGGTTGCTTGTAACTCTACAGCTCGAAGTATTCCTGAACCAGAGTGGCCGGCCGCACTTGTTACATCAATTCTTTCTGCATTTATTGCATAAGCATTAGCTGCAGTTGTAATTTCTATCTTTGGAGTTACAATCTTAACGTTCTCACCAGTTCCATCAATAGTTAATTTAGGAGCAGTAATTTCACCACTTGTATTAACACTCATTTGATGTACTGTAAGTTGATTTGCATTTATTAAACCATTGTTGTATAATTCCATACCATTAGTACGAATAACAACACCATCTGAAGCGGAAGGGTTAATACTCAAACCATTAGAAGAAAGTGAGAACGAGTTCTCAAACAAATTCAATACAATTGAACTATGATTCTTACTCTGAATTAAACCGGAATTGTAACTAAATTGAATTTCATCTTCCATACCAAGAGTAAGACGACCTTCTTCTGTAAGTTTAAAGAATGTTTCTCCATTATACATTCCGTATAATCCAATTATAAATCTACATCTATCAATTAAAGTATTGATTTCAGCAAGGTCTTCGTTTAAATCTGCTAACTCTGCTTCAAGAGCATCAACAACCGCTTTCTGTGCGGCTTTCTCCTCTTGAGAAGCACCATTCTCAATTAAATAATTATAATAAATACGAGCATCTTCATACTGGTTCTGTACTTCGTTAATCTCTTCAACTAATGCTCTTTGTTGTGCAGTATATTCACTATATCTTGCTTCATCTGGAATACGTCCTAAGAATACACCAGATATACTTCCATTTGCCATTCTCTGTGCGGCGCCCGCTGAGATGGACTGAATGGTCCAGTCATACCAGTTATTCAGAACGGGGTTATCCCAATCATCTCTTGAAATAGGAATTGGCTGTACCCACAGTTGAGTTCCATCTGGAGCCTCAGCAACCATATTTATACATTTTCTACCACTTACAAACATTGGTGGAACTTGCAATAAATAGTCAGGTGAAGTTAATTCATATTCTGGAAATTGAGAATTGATATTGTCGCTCATTGAATACAAACGCCAACGAATTCCTGTATTCTCTTCTTCTTCTCCTGTTGCTTGGTCTATGTAATATAACTGTGGGTGAGATTTGTAGTAGGCAGGATTAGCACCTGCAGAGTCGTACAAAATCTCAGTTGGTCCAACGTATGTGCTATAAACATCTGAAATAGCAAAAGGTACGGCAAATAAACCGGTTATTGTCTGACCATTATAGTTAAAAATAGAAATTTTAATAATATGTGAGCCATAATACTGATCAAGATCTGGAACATCCATAATAGACGTGTTAGTTACACGTATATCTCCCTCATCGGTTGAACGCATATTACCATCGTTTGTAATACGGTATGATACGTAGTCCATGGCAGGACTGCTACCACTGCCCGCACGTAAAACTGGAGCAGATCGAGTTCCTCTTACATTACTTGATTCACCGCTTGAAGAGTTCAAGTTCTCAATAATACGAATCATTTGATCGTGCTCAATTACACGATAGGCCTGACCATCTTCAGTAATTCTACCTCCTGGTACATCTTCAGCAGCACCAAGTAAGAAACTATAAATACCTTGATATTCAGTTCCATTACCATAGTTAAGATCACTATATTCAATAGCACTCTGTGGAGGTTTACTATACCATTCAAGATTAAATTTAAAACCTTGTTCAATTAAATTAGGTGTAATATCAATATTATCAGCGTCTAATACTCTAACTCTAACTCTTTGCTCTCGACCAAATGTAAGCGCATTTAGTCCATCGAAAAAGTTTGCTGCTATCTTGTATTCTGTACCATGTTGTTCAATAGTACAGAATTCAATAGTTTTTTCTGCAACTTCTATTTGAGAAGAATTATTGAACTTAGCCCAACAGACAATAGTATTATTAACTGCTTTTGGGTTTAAATAATCTTTTATTCTAAAATAAAATTCTGTGCTTTTAGGATTAAAGATGGTATATTCATAAACTCCTTCATCGGGTTTTCTTTCAAAGTGTTTAGTACCATCTTCTCCACTTGTACCAAGGAATTCATCACTACTAATAGGGTCTATCATAGTATCAACATAAGGAATTCTCCAAGTAATAGAGGTCAAAGTTGCATCAGAATTTTCTTTATGTGCATAAAGGAATCTTTTAACATTTTGACTAAAACTGTTAATCAAGTGTCCCTTTAAATTGTAAATCTTAAATATACCATTATTAGAACAATCAATGGTTAAATATTCTGTATCAGGTGTTTGCGGCACGCCTACAAGAGTAAATACCAATTCTGCACTTGATACTCTCATATGTTTAGTATTTGGAGTTATAATTTCTCCATTTGGTCCTAATACTTCTTCTGTTCCAAGTGGATCATCATAAAAAGCGATGGTTTTAAATTTTTGCTCTTTTGCTCCAATATCTGGATCAAATCTATAAGTACCATCATTGTTCCAATCGACTTCTTTCCAATTGTCTCCTGCATATTCATCTGATACAGGATATTCAACTGTATTTGGATCAACATATTGATACAACTTATAAGTTACATCATTCTCTGATATTATACCTCTTACAACTAAATCTATGTAAGTTCTACTATTATCAATTTCAATAATCTTTTCATTATATTCTCTAATAAATTTATCTTGATAGAGTTCAATAAAACTATCAATAACTCCTTTATTTTTTAATCTTTGAATTTCAGCATCGGTTAAATATGAATAATAACTTAAAGCTTTTGGGTTTTGACCCTCGGTACCATAACCACCATTAACAGGTTGTGGTCTAATAGTTACTTTATCTTTATTTTCTTTCTCTTGCTGATAACCAAGTTTAAGAACAATATTTTTAACAAAAAGATTTGGGGGTAATAATTCCTTATCTTCATTTGGATCTATTTGTAAATACCAAGGTACTAATTTACTACCTTCTAAAGTCTGATAAGTAAAAGTTGAGTCTGCTCCCGCTTGGAAGAATTCAACTGACATTGCTTGAATATCCAAACCACCATTAGAGAAATATTTTTCTTCAATTGGAACCAACATTTCTTGAGTATAAAAAGTTTCAAAGTCATATGGATTACCATTCATATTATGTTCTGTATCCAAATAAGCAACTATTGTACCCAAATTACCATCATTATCTAATAAGTCAATATGTAATCTCAAACCATATCTACCGGTAATAGAACCAGGTTGCATATCGGGGTTGCCAAGTCTAATTAAAGATTTGAAGTCTGCTCTAAGTAAAGCGCAGTCATAATCATAGCCTTTCAAAGAACCCACATCAATTGTTTGGTTACTAATTGAAATAGAACTTGAAGCTGGGTCATTATTAATTTCCTTCTGTGACACGGGTGGAAATTCAGTGCCTTGATAGTTAGTCAACAATGCTCTTTCTGTTTCCCCATCTGTAATAAGGTTTATTGTTTTTTCAATAAACAAAGAAGAAGGAGAAACATAGTTATATGGTTCATCATCTGAACTTAAATATTTACCCATGATAAGCTTTCTGTTATCATAGTTTCCTTCTGGTATCATAACATATACTTGAGTACCAACAGTATAAGTAGTTACTTCAGTATAGGCATAGAAACTTGAAGAGCCATCAGTTACATAGTATTCACCATTTTCTGCATTAGAGTTATCTTTAATAGTACAGATAATAGTTTTATCAAAATTTACTTTGTCAACTTCGGCTTTTGCTACAATACGCATTGCTTGTAACAATTCTTCTTGTAAATTTTTCTGCATAGCTTTCTCCTTTCTCTCCATATTCTATTATTACTTCAAAAAAATATGCTGAATATTTCATAATATCGACCAAATAAAAAATGGGGATAGGCTATTAACCTATCCCCCAAAAGGATTTAATCTTTACGATTAGCATATTGTGAAGCGTGGTTCACAAGGTTTTGGAACGCTTGTTCAATTTCATTTCTATCAGTTGCATTAGGGAAACTTGCAGTGATTTCAACTTTTTGTTCAATTGTTCCAGGTGTACCAGAAGCAGACTTAATAGATGCTCCCGCAATGTTTGCGGACATAGTGTTGAGATCTATTGAGTTAGCCAATTGTCTTACGACATCTACTGCACTCAAAATATTCATAGTATCTTTTGTATTAAGTACAAGTTCTTTTTGGTCAAGTAATGCCCAGCGTGGTTCGTCGCTCCATTCACCAGTATAACCACCGGTAGCGAATCTGCCCGGCCTACTTTTATAATATTCTGTTGGATTATAAGAAGTTGCAGCTCTTCTGCGTATTGCCTCAGCTTGAGCGTTGGCGAGTCTTTGAGCTTCTGCAGCCTGGGTAGCAGCATATTGAGCAGCTTCATAATTGGCTCTATCATAATTGGTGTATGTGCTACCATTTCCTCCACCAGAGTTATTTGAAGAAGTAGAACCTCCTCCAGAACCGCCACTTGCGCCAGCTCCACCGACAGTACTTGGAGAACTACTTACTGGCTGATTCATAGCATGTGCAAGGGCGATAGCAGAAGCAGTAGCCGCATCCAATTGAGATTTCAAACTTGTGTACTGTTGTGCCAAGTTTGCAATCGCAGTAGCCTGAGATTCAATTGCATTAAGCATTGAACCAGGACCTGTCTGCCAAGCCTGTGCGGCCTGTGCAAATGCTCTAACAGCAGTATCACCATAGTTCTTTGTCTGTCTAGCCAACTCTTCTGTCTGTGCAGTAGCCATTCCCATATCTTGAGTTGCACGTGCTGAGAACTCATCCATTGTAGTTCCAGCAGTTTCCATGGCGGCTTCATTTGTCTCTACATAATGGTCAGTTACTTCTCTTGCATTATCAAAAGTTGTTTCAAGAGCAGGTATCCAAGTGTCATTAAAGTAAGTATTCAAATCATCACTTTGTGTTTGAATACCCATGTATGTATCTGCAAAGCTTAACTGTAAATCAACATTTTGTGCGGCAATATCACCTGTGTAAGCAACATACTGAATAATATCTTCATCACGAAGTCTTTGGTTATTATCAAATACATTTTGCATCTGTGCTTGAATAAACTGAGATTGTCCAAGATAAGTTTGCTCAATTCTATCAACTGCTTCAAAGTAAGCTTCAGTACCAATACCATAAAGGTCACCAGCCTCCTTGATATCCTCAAGCATTTTATCATGCATATCCAAAAGCTGTTCTTGAAGAGTGTCAATATACTCCTCATTTGCTTTTTCCATCTCGTAGATTTTATTTCTATAATCATCAGCTGCATTGTTTACTGCATCTTCATCAGCAGTATAAACATAGCTATAATTACCCTCATTATCTCTTGACATTCTAACTTGAGATTTAGCATTTTGTGCTTCCTCAAGTGCGATTTCAGCAAGTTTTGCTTCATATCTAAGTCTAAGATAATTCAAATCATATTCACTAAGTTGTGCTTCTTCTTCTTGTAACTGTTCGATTTCAGTTTCAAGGTCAAGTAAGTCTTGTTTATATTTAAGATTTTCATTTTCATCAACAGATTTGTTAATATCATTGATTAAATCTGATAACTGATGCCATCTCTCATACTCTGGCTCCCACATGTCTGTAAGACTCTTCTGGAGATCCCATTCAGCCTTCATCGCATTAAGGTCACCAACAGCATTAGAGAAGTCCTCTATAACTAATTCGATATTATTTTCAAAAGCTTCAAGATTTGCCTGTAAAGCATCTTCCCAAGCCTGATGGAAATTTTCTGTTGCGGAAATGAGTTCTTTCTCTTGTTCCTCAATGATTTCATTCCAATACTTTTGTTCAGCTTCGCCAGAGGCTTGCGCGAGTCGTGCCTGAGATTCCATCAACTGAGCCTGAATCGAGTCCATCTTCGCCTTGGCCGCAGCCTCGTTATTAATTGCCTGTGTCACAGATTCAGCATTGAAAGTTCTCAACATTTCATTTGTAATATTAAGTGATTTCTTACCTACAATATCGACAATGTTCATATAAGATTTGGTAATCTTCTGACAGAACTCAATCTTGTCAATATATTCATCCATCTTCTTAACATTATCTGAGAAAACATTTTTAACCTTTTCAAAAGCTTGGTCAACACTTTCTTGTGCATCCTCAAGAGAACTCATCATGTTGGAAATATAATCGTCCATCTGGTCAACAGCCTGAGCCATCTGATTAGGATCAACTATGTTACCAATCATACCATACAAATCTTCACCGGCGGACGCTCTTGCGATAACATCTTCCGCATTACCAACACCAAGATTTCTCAAAGTATCGGCAAAGCCCTGTTGATAAACATTGTATTTATCCATTGCATCAACTGTCTTCTCGCCAAGAAGACCAATTGCTTCAGCTGCTTTATGAGCATCATCTTCAATTCTCTTAAGCATAAAGTCAAGTCTTGCAATATCTTCATCTTCCCATTCAATTCCAATTTCAACCTTATAATTGGTCTTTTCAAGTTCGAGTTGTAATACCTCTGCTTTAGCATCAGCAACTGCCTGAGCCTGCTCGTACCACAAGTCTTGAGTTTCCTCATATTGCTTAAGTGCTTCAGTAAATGCATTGTAATCATCTTCAGCTTGCTGGAATACTGCTTCGGCATTTTCGTCCATCGCACTATTATTGTAAGCCTCAACTGCCGCATTGTACTTGTCAATTTGTTGCTGCATGAGCTGGTCATAATTAACAATGGTTCCGTTCGCGTCGAACTCCGCACCGAAGGCCGCAATCGCTCCGCTATCAAGTTTAAGATATTCCTCAACCTCTTGGAGTTTTCTTTCTGCTAATTCAACTGATTCACGTTGTTTAGCGATTTCAGCATCCATAGCATTGAGTTTTGCTTTACCATAGGCTCTATCTTTTGCCTTAGAAAGTCTGTCGAGAGCCTTTTCATTATCTTCAATTTGGTTGTTGATTACGTGGTAACGTTCAATCTCACCTGTTGGGTCTTTTTTATCTTTCTTGGAACCGGACTTACCTCCGCCTCCTCCACCACCAGATCTACTTGAAATTGAACTAGCACCGACACCACCATTGCCTATTCTTGTAATACTTGGACCTTTACCAGCATTTTTACCAGTATTTAATTGAGCAACTTCAATTTCACCTGGAACAGAATCAAAACCAGTGGCTACCGTGTGTGATTCTCTAATTGTAGTACCATCTTTACCTTCATCAACAGTTTCCATTGTTCTGTACCAAGGTACACTAACATGGGTTTTAACTGTTGTGGTAGTAACATTTGCTTCAACGCCCATTGAGTTGAGCATATCATTCATTTGATCTACTGTCATAGAAGTAGCAACAGCC